ATTTGAAAACGTAAAGACAACTAGTTTGGCTTTACCTATTTTGAAACTATTACAAAATGGCTCAGGAGAAGCACAAAAACGTAATCAAAATTATGTTGATGGCGCAGAACCTGGAATGCTTTTAAATACAGTTACAAAAAAATTGTATGATGGAGCAAAAGGGGTATCAGTTATACCCTGCCATTACAAACTAGAGTATCAAGAATGGGCTGACTTTGGAACGGGTTCTGGTAGACCAGAAAACATTTTTCCAGATGGCTCTGATATTTTAGCTCAAACAACAAAAGATGGTTCAGGTAAAGATAGATTAGAAAATGGTAATTATATCCTAACCGTTGGACAACATTTTGTGTTGATTGTTGGAGATGATGGAACTGAACAAGCTTTAGTTTCAATGAGTTCATCTCAAGGTAAGGTGAGTAGGAAATGGAACTCAATGATGATGTCCATATCCTTTGATGGAAAAAACGGTTCGTACACACCGCCATCATTTAGCCACTCTTATAAACTAACAACTGTGTTAAATTCTGGCAAAGGTAACCAATGGTATGGTTATAATGTCGTTAAAGAGGGTCCAGTTAAAAATGAATCCTTATATGAACGTGCTAAGAAATTTTACACTAGTTTAGCTAGCAAATAGTGTGAATAGTAGGCGGCCGATGGAGACGGAGGCCGCCTACGTTACAGAGTGGAAATGATAGAATTAAAAAAATTTATAAGTATATTTGAAGGCTTAGATAGTGCTTACGGCCAAACTGTAAAAACAGATCAGTTTAGTGAAAAAGGTAAACATAAAACTAAATCTTTTACAATATCCAATCCAGTTACTAAAAAATTATGGGAAGATCATTTAAAGGGTAAAGATCCAGCTTTAGGAATAGTACCAATCACAAAAGAAAACAAATGCAAATGGGGGTGTATAGATATTGACACCTATCCATTTGATCACAAAAAATTTATACAAAAGTTAAAACAAAAAAATATACCTATGATTGTATGCCGATCAAAATCAGGTGGCGCACATGCATTTTTATTTACAAAAGATTTTGTTCCTGCAACTGTTATGAGAGTAAAATTAAAACTTATTGCATCTGCAATGGGTTTTTCTGGTGCAGAGATATTTCCTAAACAAGATTATATAAGAGTTGATAGAGGAGATACTGGTAGTTTTTTAAATCTTCCTTATCATGCAAATGAAAGAACAGTTAGATATGCATATGGATCAGAAGGTAATGTTTTAAAACTTGAAGAATTTTTTGATTTGCATGAAAAAGTATCATTAACTTTAGAACAGTTAAATGAATTAAAAATAGAAAGTGAGAAAGAAAAAACAGATTTATTTAAAGGTATGCCTCCTTGTTTAGTTACATTATTAAGTGATGGCGTGCCGGATGGTCAAAGAAATAATTGTATGTATAATGTTGGTGTGTATCTTAAAAAGAGATATCCAGACAAAGAAGAATGGCAGAGTCATATGTTTACATACAACAAACAATTTATGGCTCCACCTTTAGATGCAACTGAAATTAATACATTAATAGGTTCTCTAGATAGTAAAGATTATAATTATAAATGTAAAGATGAACCCATACATAGTTTTTGTGATGCTAAAAAATGTGCATTAAAAGAATTTGGTGTAGGAGACAATGCACCGGCACCAGAAATAAGTGAGATAAGAAAATATGATTCTGACCCACCAATATATTTTGCATCTATAGATGGTGAAAGTGTTGAGGTTGATGATGCAACACTACACGACCCTGAAAAATTTTCATTGGCTTGTATGAATCAAATAGGTAAACCAATGATGCCTGTACCAAAACATATGTGGCGTAGATTATTAATAAAATTATTTGCAAATTTAGAAACAATACCTGCACCAGAATCATCTAAGCTAGATGTGCAGTTAAAAGAAATATTAGCAGATTATATAAATAAAACTCCAGGTAAAGAATTAAAAGATGTTATGCGCGGTATTGCATTTACAGATACTGATGGCTTTACGTATTTTAAATTTAAAGATTTTTGGAAGTTTTTATTAAAGACAAAATCGTGGGCTGAAAAAACTTATCCTAAACAAAAGACAATGAGATTGCTACAATCTTTATTTGAAGCAGAAGAAACACTGCCAAAGATAGGTGTTAAGACAGTTCGTCTTTTAAAAATGCCTACAATTAAATTAGAAAGACCAAACCCTAGAACAACAAAAGTAGAAAAATCACCATGGCTGTAGTAAAAATAATGGGCCCACCAGGAACAGGTAAAACATATAGACTAGTAAATCATTATTTAAAAAAAGAATTAAACGACTACACTACCGACCCGGAAAAAATAGTATACATTACGTTTAGTAGAGCTGCAGCAGAAGAAGCAACAGAAAGAATTTTAGAATTATACCCAGATAAAAAATTAAAATATATTTCTACAATGCATGCTATGGGTATGAGAGAATCTAACATAGATGCAAACACTCAACTACTTACTGGTAAAAAATGGAATCGTTTTAAACAAGAATATCCTGAGTGGTTGAATATATCTTTTGAAACTATTGTAGATGCTGCGGGCAATCCAAGATATCAAAACACACATTTACAAATAATACAATACTCAAGATCTAAATTAATTTCTATAGAAGATGCTGCTGTTGAATTACAAAAACATCACGACATAGATGTAGATTCTACAATACAACTACAAACAGATTTAAAATCATTCAAAGAAGGAACTAATATGGTTGAATTCTATGACATGATTAACAAGTTTGTCGAGGAAGATCGGTGTCCTCCACTCGATGCTGTCTTCCTCGATGAAGCCCAAGATCTAAGTCCCCATCAATGGAAATGTTTTGATTACATAAAATCAAAATGTAAAAGAGCTTACATGGCTGGTGATGATGATCAAACTATTTATGGGTTTCAAGGAGCTGATCCAAATTATTTTATGGAACAAGAAGGTGAAAGGGATGACCAAGAAATATCTCGAAGAGTACCAAGAGCTATTCATAAAGAAGCAATGAAAATATTAAATCAACTTACAAGTAGAATAGATAAGAAATGGACACCAAGAGACGCAGAAGGAATGGTTTATCCCAATCACACTTTAGATGAAATAAATTTTTCTAAAGGTAATTGGATGATATTAGCTAGAACAAATAAATTATTAGAAAATATATCAGAACATTTTTATTTTTTAGGTGTTAGATTTATGGGTAAAACAAATAAATACTTACCTAACTCTATATTAGAAGCTTATCAAGTTTGGACAAGATTAAATCAAGGTGCTTCAATTTCTCCTGAAGAAGCTGAAAGACTTTATGATTATTTATTAGTAAAAAAAGGACACGTACGTAGAGGTTATTCTAATGGTAAAACCATACAACGTGAAACAAGTGTTGATTTAGAAAAATTAAAAAGTGAACACGGTTTACTAATAGACGGTGACTGGAAACAATTACATTTTCCAGAAGATACGAAAGAATATATGCAAACATTACTAGAGAGAGGAGATACATTAATGGAAAAATCAAAAATAAAATTATTAACTTTGCATGGATCAAAAGGTAAGGAGTGCGATAACGTGTGTTTATTTACAGACTATGGTGTTGAGGGTCAAGATGAATTTATTTATCGTAGTGCTTATGAAAATCAAAATGCAGAACATAGATTGTTTTATGTAGGCACAACAAGGGCAAAAGAAAATTTATACATAATGCAACCAACATCAGATTATTATTACACAATAGGAGGACCAATAGTATGACAGACAAAGATATGTTTAAAGGAATAACGTATGATTCGTTAGAAAAACAAGTAGGAGGAAAACATTATAAAAATATGAAGATTCAACCTGCTGAATTTATTAACGAAAACAAGTTGCTTTTTGCAGAAGGCAACGCTATAAAGTATATTTGTAGACATCAAAGTAAGGGTAAAGCGGACGATATAAAAAAGGCAATACACTATTTAGAGATGATATTAGAAAGAGATTATAGTTAATGTTTGAAGCACAAACTGAATGGATAAGCCCTGAATCTTTTCCTGACCTTAAAGATCATAAATACATAGCAATTGATTTGGAAACAAGAGATCCAGGTTTAAAATCTAAAGGATCTGGTGCATTAGTTAATGAAGGTGAAATTGTAGGAATAGCCGTAGCGGTCGAAGGTTGGTCGGGTTATTATTCTTTTGGACACAAAGAAGGAAATTTTTTTGATGAATCTGCAGTCATGCGATGGATAAAAGATGTATGTGCTTTACCTTGTGTTAAATTATTTCATAATGCAATGTATGATGTATGTTGGTTAAGAGCATATGGAGTTCAAATAAATGGCCATATTGTTGACACAATGGTCATGGCATCATTAGTTGATGAAAATAGATTATGGTATTCACTTAATAGTTTGTCCATGGATTATCTTGGACAGATTAAAGATGAAACAGCATTAAGAGCCGCTGCTGATAAAGCTGGTATTGATGCAAAATCTGAAATGTGGAGATTACCTGCGATGTATGTAGGATCATATGCTGAGAAAGATGCAGAACTAACTTTAACTTTATTTAAAAAACTATCAACAGAAATTAGAACACAAGATCTTACAAAAGTATTTGACCTTGAAACACAATTATTTCCATGTTTAATTGATATGAAGTTTAAGGGAGTACGCGTAGACGTTGAAGCTGCTCATAAATTAAAGAAACAGTTAGCATCACAAGAAGAAAACTTACTCCTAGAAGTAAAAAAAGAAACAGGAATAGAGCCTCAAATATGGGCAGCAAGAAGCATTGCCACAGTTTTTGATAAATTAAATTTACCTTACGAAAGAACTGCAAAATCAAAAGCACCTTCCTTTACTAAAAATTTTCTTCAAGAACATAAAAATCCTATTGTGCAAAGAATAGCAAAAGCTAGAGAAATTAACAAGGCACATACTACATTTATTGATACGATTATTAAATACCAATACAAAGGTAGAATACACGCAGACATTAATCCTATAAGAGGAGATAGTGGGGGCACAGTAACAGGAAGATTTAGCTACTCTAATCCAAACCTTCAGCAAATTCCAGCTAGAAATAAGCAACTGGGGCCAATGATACGATCATTATTTATACCAGAAGACAATCACAAGTGGGGTTGTTTTGATTACTCACAACAAGAACCACGTTTAGTTGTACATTATGCGGCTACAAAATTTAAAGGTGACGAAGAAGTTACAGAGATAGTAGAACGGTTTCAAAACAATGCTGTAGACTTTCACCAAATTGTTGCCGATATGGCTAACATATCTAGAACACAAGCTAAAACAATTAATCTTGGTTTATTTTATGGTATGGGTAAAGCAAAGCTACAAGCAGAATTAGGTTTATCTACAAAAGATGAGGCTACAAAACTATTTAATAAGTATCATGACAGTGTGCCATTTGTAAAAGATTTAATGGATGCAATATCAAGAGACGGTTCTGCATTTGGCTACATTAAAACATTTGGGGGTAGAAAATGTAGATTCAATAAGTGGGAGATAGCAGAATGGAACAACGGCAAATTTACTCCACCTATGAGTAAAGCAGAAGCAGAAGCAGCATATTTTGAAAAATATCCTAAAGCTACAAAAGCAAATATAAGAAGGGCTTTTACATATAAAGCCTTAAATAAATTAATACAAGGTTCAGCAGCAGATATGACCAAACAATCTATGTTAGACTTATATCGAGAAGGTATTGTGCCACACATACAAATACATGATGAACTCGATATTTCTGTAGAGTCAGAGTCGCAGGCTAAAAAAATTATTGAGATTATGGAGAATGCTGTTAAATTAAAAATCCCTAACAAAGTTGACTATGAATCAGGAGACAACTGGGGAGAAATAAATGGATAATGTTTTTAATAGATACTTATTTAGATAAAAGTTCTATACAAGGTGTTGGTGTATTTTCTAAAGAAAATATTAAAAAAGGTAAAAAAATAAAAGAAGTAAGACCTGAGTTTGAAATAAGATTTAATAAAACAAATTTACCTAGAATGCCTTTAGCATTAGCTAATTTTATACAGACACATGCTCATGAAGAAGACGAAAATGAATATTGTTTAGGAATTGATAATGAAAAATATCTAAACCACAGCGATAATCCAGCTGTAGATGAACAGGGTTATGCATTAAAAGATATAAAAATAGGTGACGAAATTACAATAGACTACAATAATTTTGATGATAATATAAAATTATGGCTTACTTAAATGCAAATATTCCTGTACAATACGCGCAAATTCT